TTGGTGGTCGAGTTTTAGCAGTCAATGGTATGACCGTTACATTAGACCGAGAAATCACCATTAGCGGCAATAGTTATCTTAGCTATATCAATGCCAATGCTAAACATCAAAATATTAAGATTATCTCAGTCAATGGTGCAGAGGTGACACTCGATCAACCGCCAGTAGGCTTGGAAATCTACGGCGTATGGTCTTTAACTACTCAACAAGTAACGAGCCAATTATTTAAGGCGTTATCTGTAAAAGAGGAGAGTAAAGGCAAGTACACCATTATGGCGTTACAACATGAGCCGCAAAAAGAGGCAATTGTTGATAATGGCGCCAAGTTTGAGCCAATAGGAACGACCGTACTTACTACACCGCAAATTAGTAACATTGGCGTGGCAGTAAATGAAGATGGTAGCGTATCAGTTGACAGCAGCGTGACTGGCGGTAATGGCATCGTAAAATACGACATCCGCATTTATAAAGGCGGTGTGCTATATGACGTGCGATTAGGGCAACTATATCCCAATCTTAATATAGACGGTCTCGAAAACGGAGATTATAGCGTCCTTATCCAAGTTAAAAATGAGAATGGACAGTTATTAAGCGAAAAAACTCAGACCTTTACCATCAATAAGCCGCCAGCGCCAACAGGCGTAAGAGTTACTGGTGGGCTAGGTAATATCACAATCGAATGGGATTGGGTTAATGATGCCACAGAGACAGAGATTTTTATTAGCGAAACTCACGATATAAAAACCGCAAGACGTTTAACGAAAGTCACTGCAAGAATGTACACGCACGAAGTCGGAGCAAAACAGGTGCGTTATTACTGGCTTAGACATGTACGTGGGCAAAACGTGGGGGCGTTTTATCAACAAAGTGGCTTGCGGGGCGAAAGCTCAGTTGATATTGATAAAGAGTTGAAACTACTGAATGAAAAGCTCAGCCAAAACATCATCAACGAAGTGTTTGATACTGCAGCCCCTGCACGAAAACTGGATTTAACGTTAACCGTTGCGGATATTGGCAATACCGCCCAATATCGTGGGCACAAACAGGTGTACAACGAAAAGGACGGCAAACTTTACACCTGGAGCGGCAAAAAATACGACAGCACCACAACGGAGATTTTGGCAAGTGCGATTAAAGGCACAATTGGCGTTGACCAACTCGCCCCGATTCCCACAACCAAACTCACAGGACAGTTAAACCAAAATCAAATCCCGAATATCAGCGCGGACAAAATTCAAGGGGCGTTAAGCCTTGCTCAAGTTCCAGCAATTCCTACAACCAAACTTACAGGCACGATTGGGGCGTATCAACTTCAAGCTAACAGTATCGGTGCGAACCTGATTCAAGCGAACGCCATTGGTACAACGCATTTGCAGTCAAACAGTGTGGGTGCACAACAAATGCAAGCAAATAGTATTGGTGCGAATGCCATTCAAGCTAATGCGATTGGGGCGGATAAACTGCAAGCCAACAGCGTGACCGCTGCCAAAATACAAACAGGTGCAATTCGTGCGAACCACGTTGCGGCTGGCGAACTTACGGCAGATAAACTGGCGATTGGACTTGGCGGAAATCTACTCTACAATCCTATTTTTGATAACAAGGCCTATGGCTGGAGTGAGAATAGAGGTAATGGCAGTCTGGCAAGGCAAACAACAAGACTAATAAGACGGACAAGTACCAAGTTCAATGGATTAGTTACCAATGGAGCTGTTTTGATTGCCGAAGTTTGGGCTAATTCTGGTGTGTCGAGCTGGTGGAATATTGCAGAACAAGTAGTTAGTGTTGTGCCTAACCAAAGATACTGTTTATCAGCCTTTGTTGATGCTTGGCAATGCACTGGCGAGCTAATGGTGCAAGAGATTGCTAGTGACGGAGTCTCATGGGTCAGGAATTTTGCTTTTTCTGAACGAAAAGGTAGGAATATTTCTGGGTACTCACAAAGCGGTGCAATGGAGGAGAATGTCGGTAGCGTTGACTCATTAACTCGCAACCATGTATTTTTTACCGCACCTAGCTCTGGCTATGTATCAGTTGTTTGCGTCATGCGTAACATACAATCCGGCGCCACACTTAAAATTGCAAACCCAATGCTCGAAGAATGTACTCAATACGCCACACAGCCTAGCCCTTGGGTCAACGCAGGTGTTACCTCAATTCACGGTGGCTCTATCGTGACCAGAACAATCACTACCGAGCAATTAGCGGCTAATAGTGTTACCGCTAATGAGATTGCAACTGGAGCAGTGACAGCTAAACACGTTGCGGCTGAGAGTATTGGTGCAAACCACGTTGCGACACGCTCTCTAACTGCAGATAAATTAAACGTAACTAGCATATCATCGATTAGTGCTGATTTAGGTGCTATCACTGGTGGCTCGCTTAAAATTGGTAGCTTAAATGGTAATTTTGGTACTTTATTTGAAGTGCAATCTAATGGTGGTTTTAGACTGATTAGCCGAGATGCAAGTGGTGGTATTGAGTTATCCAGTGCTACAAGAGCGTTACATGTTTGGGACGGTGGCACAGAGGCTGTCCGAGTGGGCAAATTATCATAAGGAGAGTTATGTATTACATCGATGAGCCTGTACCGATTGATAAATCATTTACAGAAAAACCTATCTGCGCCTGGCATATTGCTGGGCGTTTGACTATTGATTACATCAATAAAAATACCACGATTGAGCTCGTAAGTTGGGCAAATAAACAATCATTTTTAGCTCGCGGAGAATCATTAGTAACATTTTTGACGGTCAATGATTGTCCTAGATTTAGCGTTGATCCAAGTTTGTTTGCTTTACGAGCATTGACTACCGTTGAGGGGTCGCCTTTTTATCGTAAACAAGTGAAATGTGATTACGACATAGAACACATTTCTCAAATCTGGGGCGATAATAATACGGAGAGTGTTTAATGGCGTATGGTTTCCGAATTTATGAAAATGGCAGCGACCTAAAAACGCTAAGTATGAGAGATGATTTAGCGTTTATATCAAAAGGGCGAATACGAAAATATTTGCAAGATGTAAGTTATCAAATTTACGAAGGTGAAATTGCGACAGTCCCTAATAATATTTTGGATTTTCTTTATGGCAACAATTTGGAATTTACAATCCTTGGTTCAAGTAGCGACGAGAATGTGAAATGCGTAATTAATTACAAGGAGTTAAATAAAAATATCCAAAGCAAAAAGAGACCATTGCAATTCACATACATGCTCTTGTCTAATATTGTTGATTACAATCAATATTTAAGCCGTATTGTTGATAAGAGAGAAGTAATAGCTAGATTTTATATAATGTTGGTATAGCTTATGTATGGTATTAGAACGCCTAATTTAGATAGTACAAATTTTAATAATTTTATTATCCATAACAAAGTAAGCATTGATACAGTATTTACCTATGGTCTAACGCTAAGTCGTAATGATTTAAATGCTCCGCTATTTATACAGTTTATTTATGATAGTGAAAACTTAGTAAGGCACACTAACTTACATGCAAGTGGATTTATATCGAGAGCTGATAAAAAGGAAATTAATGCACTCATAGCAACACCAATAAAAAGCTCTAAATTTAAAAAGTGGCTACAATGGGCAAAAGAAAATAATAAAAAAATACCTGATTTTATTACAAATCAAAGTTTTTTATTAAATAACACCACTTATGGGATAGATATTAAGGACAGTTCCGATACTTTATTCTCCACAAGATTTAAAAATGTGAGAGTAATAGATTTTATTCCATTTCCAATAGACCACTATAGCCTTCGGAATTTAGGCAGCGTCAATATTACATACAAAAACTGCAAAAAAGTAGCAATAGCGCTACCTTTGATGGATCGTAGGGAATTTACCGATAGTTATCTTGGTGATGATTTTCTAACCTACTCAGTTAAAGGTAACATTGTTGGCATAAAAGTTGGCACTAGTAAGCCAACTGAGATAATTGCAAAAAGTAAATTTGAAATGCTAAATAGGTTTGCAGATGGCTATAACACAATGATGATTGTAATTGATATAAGCGATATGGGAGTTTAAAAATGCAAGTATTTTTGTTTGATCAGAAACTAATATCTGTAATTAATCGTAAAGAGGAAATCACAGATGAAACCTGCCTTATCACAGAGCAGGAGCGCGAAAAAATCCAAGAAACACTCGATACTCAAGGGCATTTTTGGCGTATAGATAAATATACCGTTGGGTGTAGTGGCGTCAAACCAAGCGAAAACCACAAGTGGAATGACGAAAAACACGATTGGGAAATTGATTCGGATTTAATCCAACAAAACCTCGTCAAGAAACGGGCTGAATTATGGGAAACTATTAAGACACGCCGATTACAAGCGACGAGAACAGGTGTAGAGGTTACTTTACCAAATGGTCAAGTTAGACATTTTCATACTGACCAAGTGGCGCGTCAAGAATATGACGGCATGGGGCTAACAATTGTATTAGGCACTTTTGAGCCGAGACAATGGAAAACAATCGAAAATGATTGGGTGCAATTTGATTTAGATACATTTAAAGCATTGGCGCAAGCAATCAAAGGTAAAGTAGATCACGATTACCGAAACGCCGAAGTATTAAAAGCGCAAGTTGATAAATCAGATACGCCTGAAAATATCGACCTTAACCAGGGATGGAGTCAATCTTATGTCTAAAGTGGTAATTGCTTTTTATAAGCATAAACGAGAGCGGAATAGTGTTAAAAATACATTATTCCGCTTTTTTGATGATGCTATAAAATTTTTTACGCACGGGCCATACAGTCATTGCGAAATAGCAATATCTACCCCTCAATCATCTAAGATGTACACTTGTTTTAGCGCAAGTAATCGAGATGGGGGAGTGCGTAAAAAAATAATGGAGCTACCTCCAGAGCGGTGGGATTTAGTTGAACTAGAAATCTCACTTGAGGAAGTAATGGCATTTTTTGAAAAGACAAAAGGGTTGAAATATGACCTTATCGGCGCACTAGGTGTTGTCTTGCGTATTAGAGACAGCAAGACAAAATATTTTTGTTCGGAATGGTGTGCAGCATGCCTTGGAATAGATAAGCCTTATAGGTTTAGCCCAAATTCACTTTATAAACATTTAACCAATAGCCATGGATAACACCATGGCTTTTTTATTAATAAATAGGAGTTTTTTATGACGACATTTAACAAAATCTTAAACCAAATGTATTCGGTGATTGCTGCATACTCTAAACAAGAGGACGGATCAATAAATGCTAAATATGTACTTGGTACTGGTACAGACAATGATGGGACTGTAACAGACTTTACGCCTATCATCTCTGAATATAAATGGATTGATCCAGCCACAGCAAAAAGCATTTTAGGCAAACCATTAACTCAAGATGACATTGGCAAAACAATGGAAGAAATCAATCTAGCCCGTATCTATGCTTACTTAAAAGAGCAAGGACAGATTTTTATCTAATCATCTAATTATTAGAGATACCGCCTACGGGCGGTTTTTTATTGGAGTAAATATGGAAACAATTGATCTGGAAATGACCCGCGGAGACGATGAAGGGTGGGCGTTTGAAGTTACGCATGAAGATGAAAGTGCGGTTGATTTTAATGGGTATCGGTTTGATTTACATATTAAGCCAACTAAGAAAAGCGAGCCAATCATCAAACTCTCCACTAAAACTGGTGATATTACTGTCGAGAATAACCTGATTAAGGTCAGCATAAGCCATGACAAAACCGAAAATGCCACTTGGGAAAGTGCTAAATGGGATTTGCAAAGCATTGACGGTAATCAACTAGTACGCACATTAGCAGGGGGAGATTTTACTCTATTAGCAGATGTGACTAGAGAGGTGGGTTAGTGGATAAAACAATAACGATCAAAGTTAGAGATAAACCCAAAATAAAGGTAAAACTAATAGGCAAGAGGGTATTCAAGGTTAAATTAACCAATCAACAATACAAGCCCGTAATTCCTAATATCAATGATCTAATACTCAACTACAAAATAGGACGACTATGACAACGCAAACAATCCAACAATTACTCACCGAATTTGCAACTTACTTAGGTGAGCAAGACAAAGCGATTTTAGCTCAAATTGAGGCAAAGATAACCCAGCTTAAAAATGACCTGTTAGGCGGTGAGGTATCAGCAGATTTAGACACGTTTAGAGAGCTGGCAGAAGAGTTACGCAAACTCAAAGCAAGCGGAAGCAGTGCGCCTGAGGCATTAACCACTAAACTCACGGAATTTAAACAGAGTTTAGATGGCATTACCGAACAAATAACCGCCCTAAAAGAAATTGACCTAAAGGCGGCTTATCAACGAGGAAAAAATAGCTAATGAGCCTTTTACAACAATTGCCCGAGGTCATTGAGCAAATCGGGCGAGATATTAAGGCTATGACCGTCGTGCTTGGTAGCGGTCGCCCTGATAAGCCTGATACAACGGGCGGAAAAATAACAGGGAATGAGCCGAATGGCACCATTTATGAATCATCAGATGGCGGTAGAGTCGGAGCTTGGAAATGGCAAAAACGCAACGGAA